ATAACTTAAACGACAAACAAAAGGGAAATGAAAACATTTAACACTAAAAGTAAAACAAGTCTAATGACAAGTCCATTATTAATATCAGAACAAAATGTTGTTTTTTTAAAAAATAATGGGACAAAAGAGCTTTTAAAACTTTGTGAAAACGGAGACATTTTTGTAAATGGCAAACTTGTAGAAAATGACAAAGAAGTTGTTGATGGTTTGCGAGAATTTTTAAAAGGGCAACAAACATTTAACAAAATGGAAAAACAAACGGCATTAGACTTTTTATTAACAGAATTAGATATAGATAAATTAATAAGTAGGGAAAATTTAACAATTGCAGCAGAGGTTGTAAGACAAGCCAAAGAAATGGAGAAGGAGCAAATCATCCACGCCTATAATCAATCGTGGCATTTTAGAGATAAGCCATACGAAACAGCAGAAAAATACTACAACGAAACATTTGGAAAATAACCCTTTAAACAACAAACAAATGGAAAAACAAACAGCAGTAGAGTGGTTGGAAGAGCGAATGCCAACAGTATTTAAAAACTTGACTATTAATAAACATTTATTTGAACAAGCAAAAGAAATGCACAAGCAAGAGATAGAGAATGCTTGGGAAGATGGACACGATTCTTTTTCAACGAGGAATGCAGAACAATACTACAACGAAACATTTGGAGGTAAGCTATAATATGACAAACAAAAGAAAATAGTAAGCCTTTAGATTGACTTTAATGACAAGTTATTTGTCACAATATTTAAAATAATAGTGACTAATTCCCAAAATGGGAACTATGCATCATGAAAAAACATACAAAGATATATTTTAAACATTTTGGATATGATGTTTCAGATTTTGTTCCATGTGAAACTTGCGGTTCAAAAGCAGTTGATATTCATCATATAGATGCTCGTGGTATGGGTGGTTCAGAAAAAGATAATATAAATAACTTAATGGCGCTCTGCAGGGAATGTCACATAAAATATGGGGATATTAAAGAAAAAAAAGAATGGTTGAACAAAATACACCAATCAAACCTTTAAGCGTAAACAAAGCGTGGCAAGGAAAAAGATTTAAGTCTCCAGAGTATAAAAGCTATGAAACGCAAATGCTTTTAACTCTAAAGCCAATGCAACTGCCAGAGCCGCCATACCAAATTGACTTTGAGTTTGGATTCAGCAACAAAGCATCGGACATAGACAATCCCATGAAACCATTTTTGGATATATTGCAAAAAAAGTATAATTTTGATGACGCAAACGTCTATAAAATAGTGATAGTCAAAACAATAGTTGCCAAAGGGAGCGAGTTTATTAAGTTTGAAATAAAAACACTAACGTAAACGGCTGAATTTAAGTAAATTATATCATTCAATTTTTACAATACTTGTCATGAACATAAAAATAAGCGACAAAGAGTTTTTAGCAATACTGAGAGAGAACGCAGGACTATTTTCGAGGACTGCAAAAGCTATTGAAAAGCAATTTAAAATAGATTACACAAGGCAAGCAGTCAGAGAGAGAGCATTAAAATTCCCAGAGGAACTAATTGACATCCGAGAACAAAACATTGATGTGGCCGAAGATGGACTATTTAGTCTTATGAAGTCGGACAATGACAACGTAAAGATGCGAGCAATTGAATTATATTTGAAAACCATTGGCAAAGCCAGAGGATATGTCGAAAAGGTCGAGCAGCAAATCACTGGCGGCATGGATAATACTTTGGAAATAAAGATTGTTAAAACCGAGTTCCCTATAAGGTCAACAGAAAACGATGTTTGAAACAACTGAGTTATTTGAAGCCAATATAACGGCCGAAACTAAAATCATTATCAATCAAGGCGGGACATGGTCTGGCAAAACTTATTCTATTTTGCAGGCGCTTGCCTATTTTGCATTGACAGACCCAAACTCACTAATCACAATCGTTGGGCAAGACATTCCGAATTTAAAAGCAGGAGCGCTCAGAGACTTTCAAAACATCATTTCAGACAATCCAATTGTTGACGCTCAGATTAGCGACTATAATAAATCCGACAGAATTTACAAGTTTGTTAATGGCTCAATGATTGAGTTTAAGTCTTATGATAATTCGCAGGATGCTAAGTCTGGAAAGCGAGACTATTTGTTTTTAAATGAGGCCAATGGTATTGACAGACAGATTGCCAAGCAACTATTGCTTAGAACAAAGAAAAAAGCATTCATTGACTTTAATCCAGACGCAGAATTCTGGGTGCATGAAGACTATTTGAATAATCCGACCGCAAAGTTTATTTATTCCGACCACAGAAACAATCCCTTTGTCCCGAATGAGAATAGAGCCGAAATAGAGGCGCTTAAAGACATCGACATTGAATTGTGGAAAGTCTATGCAAGGGGAATCACTGGGCGCATTGAGGGGCTTATTTATCGCAATTGGACGATTGGAAATGTATTCCCAGAGGTTGACTATGTTTACGGCTTAGACTTTGGTTATAACCATCCCACGACACTGGTCAAATGTGGATGGGACGAAAACAAATTCTATCTGGAAGAGGTCATTTATGAAAGCGGATTGACAACGGCTGACTTAATCGAGAAAATGCAGAAACTAAACATTGGCCAAAAAGAAATATTTGCGGATGCTGCGAGACCAGATACAATCGAGGAACTTTATAGGGCGGGATTTAACGTCTTTAGCGCAGATAAGTCGGTCAAAGATGGGATTAACACACTAAAGGCAAAGCCAATTATTCTGGTTGACTCTCCAAATGGAGTCAAAGAGTTCAAAACGTATAAATGGAAAACAGATAAGAACGGCAAAGCAATTGACGAGCCAGTCAAGTTCAATGATGACTTTTGCGATGCTGCCAGATACGGCATATTTAACGGCACAAAATCCCACACAAAAAAAATATCATGGTTTTAGTTAACATCGACAAAGAATATCAGTTCCCGACTCAATTGGACGAAATCACATTAAGGCATTTTATTGACTTGCAAAACCTATTGCATGAGGAAAAATACAACGAAGCGGTCATGCTTATGTCTGGAATCAGTCCAGAAGTTTATGACAAAATAAGTTTAAACGGCAAATTGGAGTTAACTGGATTGGCTCAGATGTTAGTCAATGGCGAGATTCTTATGGTTGGCGAGCGATTAGATTTATACGAAATTATGAGTTGTCCGATTGGACAATTCGAAGACTGGAAAGCAACGATTGCAGAGTTCAAAGATTGCGAGTGGAAAGCATTGCCATTTTTATGCTTGTTAGAAACTGGCGAATATAACTACGACACCAGAACAAACAAACGCTATTTAGAATATTTAAACTTGCCCGCATCTGTTGCACTTTTTTACCAAAACAAAGTGAATGAGCAATTTGCAGATGTTCACAATAAATTCTTACCTTTGTTTGAGAGCGAGTTAGAGGACATTCAATTGGATGCGGGAGTTCAAAGTCTTAATCAGTTTGGCGGTTATGGCACATTGGTGCAATTGGCAGACGGCGTTTATAAAGACATTGAAGCAGTAAGCAAAACAAGCGTTGCTGAGGCATACACTTTTTTAACTTACAAGAAGATTGAAAGAACATATTTGCAGAATTTAGAAAAATTAAGACGTGAACAAATTAATCGAAATATTCAAGACTAAAGCCGAGCAGACTTACACGTTCGGCAATGGAACGTTTAATGAGTTGAACGCCCAGTCAAACATAAAATATCCGCTTATCTGGATGCTATTCCCTTTGAGCGTAACTAATAACTCGACAAATAACATTATTGTGTCGCAGACTTATTCGTTTAACTTACAATTTATCACATCGGGTTCGCTTACAGATAAGCAATCAAAAATGAATGGCCATTTCGACCAATTAAACAAAATCATGGTTGGATATATTCAGTCAATGCAAATAGAGAACGAAGATTTGGAGAGGGATGCAATGACATTTGGGCAAGCAACAATGATTAATAAGAAGCAGGACAATGTTCATTATGGGTGGTCGGTTGCGGTATCGGTAACGTTGCCAATTGATTCAAGTTTGTGTTGTGATTTATTCGCATGATAGATTTAACGAACACACTGGCTGAATTTAACAAGCTGAATGAGGCGCTTGTAACTGCATTGAACAAAGCGGGGTCATTGTCTGACTCGCATGAAGTTGTTTTGAAAGTGGAAAATACAAGAAGTCAAGTGTCAATTATGGCAAACGATTATTGGTTTTGGCAAAATGATGGCAGGGGAATCACAAAAAATGGAAACTCTCCGCCATTAGTTAGACCAAAAATTGACGAGTGGGTTAATAAGTTGCCAGATTGGTACGCTAAAAAAAAGGATGGCACGCAAGGCAAGAAATTAACAAAGGCAGAGCAAGCGTTTTTAGTTACAAGAAAAATCCACAAGGAGGGATATAAGGGGAATTTTTACGTTGACAAAACAATCCCAAATTTTGAGGCCGCAATAAATAAGGCGGTATTTGAGGACATACAAAATTATTTTAACAATGAGTTTAACAATTGAAGTTGAGCCGTCAATAAATACGGCCGTTTATAATCCAATTCGATTCGAGTTCAATTCGGATGTTACCTCTGACTATACAATCGGAGCGGAAATTGAGGCGCAGGATGGGCAAAGTAATTACAATGGTTATTTGCAAATCAGTTTAACAAATGAGCATTTTTTATTGGTTGGCGATTTTATTTTGATTTCACAAAACGCAGGCATTGACGCATATAATGGCGTTTGGCTTGTTACTGAATTGATTGACGACACTCAATTTGTAATCAATGCACCTTACGTTGGGAGCGGGACATCAAACATTTGGTATTATAAATATCTAAGAAATTACAACGCAGTGATTCGAGTATTCGGATTTAACTATTGCGACAATGGTTTCGAGGAACTTGCAAAACTAACTTTAAAGCCAACGTTTGTTTTGGGTTATTGTTATTTTATTGTTGACATTGCAGACATCTTAAAGGATTATAATTCTGAGTGTAACGTTGTAACAGATGTTATATCTGGCGACTTGTTTCCTTTAATCAGTCCGCCAATTATCCAGAACAATTTAAAATCATATATTAGATATTATATTTCTTATGCTGAGGGCTTTGACAATCCAGTTGGAAACGAGGCCGAGTATGAAGAGACAGAACCAACCGACTTATAAGATATGCCAACGAACTATTATACATCCAATGCAGCGTTGCAATATAATGTAACAAATGACATGACAGACTATCTGTTAAATGATTCTGGCGTAACTGACAAGAAGTTTTTAACAGAAGCGCCATTGACTAAGGTATTAACAGACAACGAATTATCTGCGCTTTATTTCCTTTGCAATGACACCAATTTTGTTGCATCTGCTCAATATTCTTATTATAATGCAAGTGGAACGTTATTATCACAAACAACAAACAACTTATATTATTCAAGTTTAACATTATATCACAACGCTATTCCAGTTAATTGGACTGGAGTCGATATATTGGCGGTTAAAATGAGAGTGAGAATAATTAGAGCAGTGGGCGGAGTGTCAATCACTGAGGAACGTTATTACATTAGAGACCAAAACGTTTATTGTAATGAAAAACAAGTCAACTGGCTTAACAAGTTAGGTGGCTACGATAGCTTTATGTTTACTGCGGGTCAAGAAACTGCAATTAATGTCAGACGTGAGACTCCGATTGAATTTAGTATGGCAACAAATTATGAGTCTCCAAATAGAATCAATGGCTATCGCTCGCACTCATCTGTTGAGTCGTTAAGTTTAGCAACCAGAGTTGACACCAAAGAAACCGCACAATGGCTAAAAAGAGAATTGATTGACTCAATCGATGTTTACGTTGTCAACGATTTGACTTATATCCCAGTGAATGTCAAAAATTCGTCTGTTGTTTACGATACATTCTCAAAAGATTTTATTGTTAAGTTCAATTTTGAATATGCGTTTCCAATTAACATCCAAACACGATAGATGGAATATACAGAAATTATAATTGACGATTTATACCAATTGGAGTTGGGCGACAAAGCCATTTTAATTCCGACCACTTATGAATTGATTGATATTAAGGACTTAAATAGACGTTCTGGTTCTAAGACAAAAACAATTGTCATTCCCAGAACAAAACAGAACGATAAAATATTTGGATTTGCTTTTAATATCAATGCTCAAAATGCTTTTGATAAGTACGCACAGAGAAAAATCCGCATCCAAAAAAATAGCCAAGTATTATTCAATGGCCTTTGCAGACTTACAGAAGTAACGAGCGACACAATTTCGTTTTATGCTTTTGCTGAGTTGAGCAAACTTAAAGATGTATTTGGCGAAAAGATGTTAACCGAATTAAATTTGGATGACTTAGACCATGTTTACGATGAGACAATTATTGACACATGGAATGGCACTTATCCTGTAGGCGTTCCTGCGGATTACTTTTATCCAGTAATTGATTATGGTCAATTTCAAACATTAGACCCATTGAGTGGGGGCGAAAGTCCGCCAATAAAATTAAATGACTTATATCCTGCGCTATATTTAAAGCGTGCAATTAAACAGATTTGCAATGACAACGGCTATACATTAAGCACCACGTTTTTTGATGACTATAATACAAGCAAGTTATTAATTCCATTTAGCAATGCGCAGTTTATCCATTCAGATGACTTTTTAACGACCAACTTTGGTTTTTATGGCACAAGGGCAAACACTGCTTACACTATTCCTTTGGCAATTGGAGACAATATTATTCCATTTCCAATAACCTTATCCGATACATTAAGTCAATGGAGTGTGGATGAGTACACTGCAAATGGAAATCAAAGATTCGAAGTTTTAATCAGTGTATTTTATAAGACACCAAGCGCAAGTTATCCAAATGGATGGAATTTTGTTGCCAGTTTAGAGCAATATGACAATGCTTTGGGCGATTGGCGCTCAATTGATTCAAAAACATTTCCAAACAGATTGAATCCACAATATGGAATTGATTTTAGTTTGTTTGCAACTGGCTTTATTGCCGACACTGAGAAATTTAGACTAAACATTGTTAGGCCGTTTGCAACTGGAGCATTGGAACTTTACGAATGTAGGTTTATAGTGCGTCCAAAGCAAAGAAATGCAGACGACATTTTGAATATCATTTATGGCGAGACGGCTGAGGTTGCACCAAACTTGCCGCCAATAAAGCAAATTGATTTGTTTCAATGGTGCTATAAGATGTTTAATTGGATTGTCTTTGTGAATGACAATACTGGCGTTGTCGAAATTTTTACCTACGACCAATATTATCAAAATAACAGACAAAAGGATTTTAGCGAGAAATTAAGTTTGACGCCTGCTCCGATTATCAATTATCAGCCGACAAATTTCTCTCGCAAATACGATTTTAGATATAAGCATGACGATAAGGACTTTTGGAGCATTCGTTATGATTTAAAACAAACATTGCAGCAACCTTACAAGTTTGGCGATGGGCAATACTATTTAACTAAGCAAGGAGACGCATCATTGATTGGAGAGGTTGGATTCTCGCCAACTATTATTGAAAAATCATTTAAAGGAGACTCGCCAAACTATATTAACATCACAACTATGTTAGATGCGGCCGAGCCAACGATAAAAAACACGCAAAAAGAGCCGAGAATTTTAATAAATGGCGGATTGGTTACAATTGAAACTCTGTCGGATGGGGTATTCAATCAAATTTACGTTGAGAATATTGGCTATGTGGGCAACTTACCATTGTGCTATTTTCAAAAACAATTATTTAACGAGACTGGGATTGATTCATATAGCATGAATCTAAGTTTTTCAACACCAGACATTGTAACGATGACGCAAGGCAATTTAATTGACAGATATTACAAGCAAGCAATTGATTCGCTTTCGGTCTCTGCGCAAGTTACTGCATATTTTAAGTTGAGTAGTAAAGACATTACAGAATTAGATTTTGCAGAACTCTGGTATATTTCGTATTTTAGTGCGATTTTTAGACTCAACAGAATAATTGACTACAATCCAAACTCTTTAGGTCTAACAAAGGTTGAATTAATTAACGTTGGGGTCTTAGATAGGACACCACAAACATTTGGAGCAATAGAACCAGTAACAGATTATACATATTTGAACACAGAAATTTTAGAAGATATAATTACAGAAAATAATAACGACATAATAATTTAAAAAAAAATGGCAAAGAAAAAAATAAGCGGACTACCTGCAGGTAGCGCTCTAAATGGAACTGAGTTAGTGCCTATCGTTCAGACTGGCACAACTAAAAGAATTACAACGCAGGACATTGCAAATTTAGGCAATTCAAGTGGCGTTGAGGGGTCTGGCACAATCAATACACTGCCAAAGTTTACGGCATCGTCAACGATTGGCAATAGTAAATTTTTTGATGACGGCACAAACCAAGGAACTGAAACGACAACTGCGATTAATCGTTTTATCATGTCTGCAAATGCTTCGATTGCAAAAATCTTTTCATTCAGAAGTGGGAATTTGCCTCGATGGGCATTTCGTGTGGATGGAACTGAAAGTGGCGCAAATGCGGGAGCAGATTTAGCGATTAGAAGATACAACGATGCGGGAACTTTTATTGATAGTCCAATGTCATTTGATAGGTCAGATGGTACAGCAAGTATTTTAAAAGATGCAACACTCAATGGAGTGAAAGTTGGTAGAGGCGAAGGAAATATTGCAACAAATACTGCGGTAGGAGCAAGTGCTTTAAATGCAAATACAACAGGAACAGAAAATACTGCTATCGGTTGGCGTTCATTGTATCAAAACACTACAGGTTCTTACAATACCTCAATGGGTTTGCAATCGTTAATTAGTAATCAGACAGGAAACTTAAACGTAGCAATAGGATTAAATTCTTTATTGAGTAATATTTCAGGAGGTAATAACACCGCTTTAGGTACAAATTCATTATTGAATAACACCGCATCAAATAACACCGCAATTGGTTTTGAGGCAGGTTATAGTAATACAAGTGGAATAAATATAACTGCTATTGGTTACCAAGCATTAAAAGCTAACACAACGGGAAATAGTAATACTGCTATTGGAAATGTTGCTTTGTCAGCAAATACAACTGGTTTATTTAATACATCTATTGGACACGATTCAAGCAGATTAAATACAACTGGTGGCTATAATACGGCAGTTGGGCAAGGTGCTTTATATTCAAATGTAACGGGTTCAAATAATGTAGCATTAGGAGTAAATTCTTTAGTTTCTAACACCGCATCAAATAACACTGCGGTTGGTTATGAGTCAGCTTATAGCAATACAAGTGGTGCAAATATTACTGCAATAGGTTATCGTGCATTAAAGTTGAATACGGGAGATAATAATAGTGCTTTTGGATTTAATTGTATGGCTTCCAATACAACGGGAATTGAAAACCTTGCAGTTGGTAGGTCTGCGTTAGAAGCCAATACTACAGGAGGTGGAAATACTGCGGTTGGGTATGCTTGTTTAATAAGTAACACAACAGGAATTAATAATACGGGATTAGGTTATTTTTGCCAAACAGGAAATTTTAGCGGTTCAACTATTTTAGGTCTCGGAGCAACTGCAACTGCAAATAATCAATTTGTTGTAGGTAGTGCAGGAACAAACGCAGGTGCAGTAGCGACCGAAGTTTTAGTTTCTGATAGAAGTTGGGCAGTAAAAATTAATGGAACTGATTACAAAATTTTAATGAAATCATAATGGAAAAAATGGAAACAACAATCGAACAAATCGCAATTAATTATGCTTCGGCATTAGATAGCGTAAACCTTATCACAGAGTTAAGAGCAAAAGAAACTTTAACTGAAGAGGATGAGAAAACAATCCAAAGAAATTTGGAGCATTTGGAAATTATGTTAGCCAAAGACTATTGGACGAACGAAGATTTAACACCTTTAAAAATTAAGTAATGGACAATAAATTAGCAAAACAAATCGTAAAAGAGGCTCTAAATATTGCAATCGCAAAAGGATGTTTTAATTTAGTGGAAGTTTCAAACATCGTAAAAGCAATTGAGTTTTTAGATGAGCAACCAAATGTGGAATTTGGTAAAGTGGAATAATTTAACGGCGGTCGGGTAACTGGCCGCCATTTAAACAAAGGAAATGGCAGACGAGAAGTCAATAGTATATAATGTCGATATTCAATTCGGCGAACTCCAGAAAAATCAAGAAGAGATTAAAAAAAGAATTTCTGACTTGCGAGAGGAGCAATCGAAGTTAGACGTTTCAACTAAAGAGAATCAAAAGGCTTTTAGGGATAATAACGCCCAGTTAAAAGCATTAGAGGGTCAATACAAGTTGAACGAAAAATCGATTGGCGATTTATCGAATGCCGAGAAAGCAAACACAGACACGACCAATTTTAATAACAACTCAATAAAACAAAATCGTGAGTTGCTAAAGGAATTAAATGCGGAATACATTAGACTCCAAAAACCAACCAAAGAGCAAACCGATAGGCTTAAAAACTTAACCGATACACTAAAGGCGCAGGAATCTGCGGTCGGAAACAATGTTCGAAATGTGGGTAACTACAAAGAGGCATTTGCAAGCGCAGCAGATGGCATTAAAGTTTTTGGAACTGGTCTCGGCTCTTTGTTTAAAATGATTTTAACCAATCCAGTCGGAGTCATTTTATTGGCGTTTACAACTTTGTTTTCTGTTTTGCAAAAGTTTGAACCAATATTTGATTTCTTTGAGAGGTCATTAGCGGGCATACAAGGCGCAGTTACTGGCGCTTTAGGTAATATCACTAAATTGTTAACATTGGATTTCTCTGGCTTTATTGATGGCGTATCGAGCGCAGCAAGTGAGTCGTATCAATTGGCCGAAGCAATACAAGAACTCGAAGATAGAGAACGAGCATTTGGCATTGAGTCTGCAAAAAGTGAGGCTAAGATTAAAAATTTAATCATTCAGTCTAAAGACAGAACAAAAACTGAGCAGGAACGTTTGGGATTTTTAAATGAAGCGTCAAACATTGAAAAAAAGAACTTTGAAGAGTCTTTGGCAATAGCAAAAGAAAGTTTCAGAATTGCACAATCGCAATTAAAAATAGCTGAAAAGAATTTTCAAGCGAATGACGAACTTAGAAACAAAGCGGCCGAAGCCGAAAAGAACTTAATAAATATATCGTCATCGAGTGCGGATTTACAAGAAAAAATCACGAATAGAAAAAACCTATTAATCCAAACAGAAAACGAAGAGCGTCAAAAATTGGCGGACAAAAATAAAGCCAGATTAGAAAAGCAAAGAGCAGACGAGGAAAGGGCAATTGCTAAAGCGGCAAAACAACTCGAAGACTTTACCAAAAAAGTAACTGAGCAACTAAATGCCGAGCAAAAAGCCAGAGTTGACGCATTTAATAACAATAAAGTAATTAATGAACTTAACAGAGCGCAATTTGAGGCTAATTTAAAACAACAATTTGCAGATGGGTTGTTAACCAGAAAGCAATATGATGACGCTTTAAAACAATCGCAGATAGATAGAAACAACGAGGAAATTGCTCGACTTGAGGAATTTAATGGAATTACTGGAGCATATGATGACCAAATAACTGCGCTAAAAATTGCTAATCAAAACCTTGTTACAGATAATAAGATTGCAAATGACAATGAGCAAAAGAAATTAGATGAGGATAAATACATCTATGAATTAGAACTTGCCGAAACACAAGCGACAACAATTGAAGAGGTAAGCGCAGCGCAGATTGCTATTTTGCAAAACAAAAACGCAATAATTTTAGCCGACACAAAGAAAACAGAAGAGCAAAAGAAAGCGGAAATTGCGAAAAACAATGCTGCGATTGTTAAGATTGAAGACGAAGCGGGCAAAGCAAGGATTGCAAATGCTATGGCAGTGGCAAACGTTTTGCAGGGAGCATCGCAATTGATTGGAGAGAATACAGAAGAGGGCAAACTTTTAGCGATAGCGTCAACGTTAATTAGCACCT